GTCATGGCTTACAGACTAGGTAAGCTGTTTAATCGAAACGATTATCCTGACGTTGATGTTATCAAGCAACGGTTTAGTCTTAAGTATACAATTATGCCTGTCCCCGAAGCTGGGGATTTTAGAATCAGTGTTGAACAAGATATGAAATCTAAACTTGAAGACGAGTATCAAAAAGCTTATGACGAAAGAGTCAACAATGCTATGAGTGACGCATGGTCAAGAGTTCACAAGACAGTAGAACATATTGTGGATAGGCTAAGCGGTAACGACAAGAAAATCTTTCGTGATAGCTTGGTCAACAACGCTTTAGACTTGACTAACTTACTCACTAAGCTTAACGTGACTAAAGACGCAAAGCTTGAGAACGTTCGAGTGCAGTTGGAAAAATCATTGATGGGTGTAGACCCTGCTGATTTACGGCAACACGCAGATTTACGTGCTGACGTAGTTAACAAGGTTAATTCAATTATGGAAAATATATGAAGGTGTTTAATGTACATGCTTCGTACAATAGAATGACAACAGAAGAACAAAGAAAAGTATCTATACTTAAACTGGCACCTGTGAAAAAACACATTCAAGGTGTTGGCGTAAGAGACGATAAATACTTTGTTTTAGTTGAAACCGCAGTAGATGATGAATACTTAGCGTTTAGCTTAAGTCGTAAAAGGAACGTTGTATCAATAGCAAAAGCAGTTGAGGTTATTAAACGTTACTTGTAAGATCAACTATTGCAAGTACAATATTTGCATGGTAGCTAAAAAAGTCACAGAGAAATGGGTAAAACAACAAGTTGTTAACAAGTTAAAAGAGCTTGGTGCTTATTACTTTTTTCCTGTGGCTAACGGCTATATGAGCTCAGGTGTACCTGACATCATAGCATGTCACAGAGGCCTGTTTGTTGGTATTGAGTGTAAAGCCAACGGAAATAAACCTACCGCACTTCAACAAAAACATCTAAGAGATATATCAATAGCGAATGGTAAAGCGTTACTAGTTGACGAAACTAATCTAGATATGCTAGAGTTTTACATTAAAGGTAAACAAACATTTAATGTAGATGACAAAAAATAAAAAAGACATGGTAAACCACCCTACCCACTACACTAGTAAAAAGTGGGAAGTCATTGAAATACTTCAAGAATTTTTTTCTAAAGAACCCTTGCTGTGGCAATGCGGTAAATATTTACTTAGATGTTTACACAAAGAGAACGCGGTACAAGACCTTAAAAAAATGATATGGTACGCAAATAAATATATTGAGCTAAAAGAGAATGAGCGACGAAATAGACAAAGCAAATGACGAAATACAAAATAGAATTAATATAACTCTTGGCTCTATTAATACATCTATAGAAGAGAACAATACAGGTAAATGCATGTGGTGTGATAAACCTGTAGAAGATAAGAGAAGATGGTGTTCAGCCGAATGTCGAGACGAGCATACTTTATATGCCAACAAAGTATAACAAGACTGAAAGAATATGCATAGAATGCGGATCCCCCGCAAAGTTCTTTTATAAGGAGTGGTATTGCGGACACACACGAGATTTAAAAGGTGTGTGCAAGAATAAAAAACGAAAGGATAAACTTGAATCTACTAACGATTGACTTTGAAACGTACTACTCTAAAGAATATGGTTTAAAAAAATACACTACTGAGGCTTACATAAGAGACTCACAGTTTGAAGTTATAGGTGTTGCAGTAAAAGATAACAACAAAAAAACTATATGGTTTACTGGAACTCACGAAGAAATAAAATTATTTTTAAATAATTATGATTTTAAAAACAGTTTTGTTCTTGGTCACAACATGCGGTTTGATGGCGCAATACTTAACTGGATTTTTGATATAAGACCTAAAGGTTTATTAGACACCATGGGTATGGCAACCATACTTCATGGTCTAACAGAATCAGTATCTCTAAAAAACATGTCTAATTATTATGATCTAGGGCAAAAAGGTACTGAAGTTTTAGATGCATTAGGGAAACGACGCTCTAATTTTTCTCCCAACGAGTTAGATAAATACGGTTTGTATTGCATAAACGATGTAGATTTAACTCATGCCTTGTTCTATCAATTTTTTTATAAATTCAATAAAAACGAACTAAAGCTCATAGATTTAACTATACGTATGTTTACAGAACCAAAGATTGTGTTAAACAAAGGATTATTAATTAGACATTTAGCAGACGTGAAATACAAAAAAGAAGAGTTGTTAGATAAAGTAGCAGTAAGCAAAGATTCTTTAATGAGCAATCCACAGTTTGCTGAAATACTTGAAAGTTTGAAAGTTAAAGTGCCTATGAAGACAAGTCCTGCCACAGGTAATCCGACATTTGCATTTGCTAAAACAGACGAGGGGTTTAAAGCTTTGCTAAACCATGAAGATCTCTACATACAAGCAATAGCATGCGCCCGCGTAGGAAACAAATCTACTTTGGAAGAAACTCGTACAGAGAACTTTATACGTATAGCTAACAGAGGTACACTCCCAGTGCCTTTGAAATATTCTGGAGCAGTTGTATCACATAGATGGAGTGGGGTAGATGGCATAAACTTGCAGAACTTACCTCGCACATCACAGCTTAGACGAGCTATGTGTGCTCCAAAAGGTTTTAAGTTAGTGGCCGCTGATTTAAGTAATATAGAACTTAGGTTAGCTTATTGGTTTGCAAGGTCTAAGGACAAAGTTAACTTAATTAGAGAAGGTGTAGATTTATATAAACAATCAGCTTCTGAGATTACAGGTATAGATTATGACAAAGTTGACAAAGACCTACGTTTTATATTTAAAGTAGTAAATCTATCAGGAATATACGGTGTTGGTGCTATTAAAATGCATTCTATTTTAACTCAAGGTGGTGTAGAAAAAGATATAGGTGAAGTTAAAAATATTGTACACGCTTATAGAAGCGCTAATCCTGATTTAGTAAGAGCTTGGGGTGAGGCAGGAGACATGATTACTGCAGTGAAAGCAGGTCAAAGTTTTAGAATGGGAGCTAATAATATTATAGAAAGTGTTCCTAAAGAAGGCATGCTTAAGCCTAATGGAATGATGCTAGGATTACCTAACTTAAGGAAAATATTAACAGCAGATGGTAGAGAGTCTTGGGTGTACGATAAGCTAATGGGGCGCACTATAATACCTGAGTACATACATCCTGCAAAAGTTTTTCAGAGGTGTATACAATCGTTGGCACGTGATATAATAGGAGAGCATTTACTGCAGGTAGCTAAAAGATATAATGTTTTAATGACGGTGCACGATGAACTTGTTATGTTGTGCAGTGATGAAGAAGTAGAAGATTGTGTATCATATGTTGAGCAATGCATGACTACTGCTCCTTTATGGTGTTGCGATCTACCCTTAGCTTGTGAGATCGGAGTTGGGGATAATTATATGGATGCTAAATAATGAGCAAGTTTAAAACGTGGAGTTACTCAGCCGCTACAACTTTTGAAAAATGCCCTAAACAATACTACCACTTATATGTATCTAAAGATGTAAAAACTGACCCTAACCAAAAACATTTTCTTTATGGTAACGAAGTTCACAAAGCTGCGGAGCTATACGTTCGTGATGGAGTTAGTTTACCTGCAAAGTTTAATATATTTCAGTCTATTTTAGACAAAGTTAAACGTATACCAGGGGATAAATATTGTGAGCATAAAATAGGTTTAACTAAAGATTTAGAACCGTGCGGTTTCTTTGACGACAACGTGTGGTGGAGAGGTGTTTTAGATCTATTGGTTATAGACAAAGATAAAAACTTAGCTACTGTCATTGATTACAAAACTGGTAAATCTAGTCAGTATGCTGACACAAGACAGCTATCTCTAATGAGTGTTGGAGTATTTAAACACTTTCCTGAAGTGCAAAATATTAAGTCTGCTTTAATGTTTTTAGTTAGCAAAGAGCTTGTAAAAGAAGATTACACTAATAAAAAAATTGATGAAATGTTTGAGGAATGGAGTAAAATAACACATAGAATTGATACTGCATATCAAACAGAAGTCTTTAATGCAGTACCAAATTTTGGATGTAGATGGTGTCCCGTAGCTAGCTGTGCACACAATGGAAAATAATAATGGCAAGAGATTACAAAAAAGAGAACAAGAACTACAAATCAAAGCCTGAACAGATAAAATTACGTAGTGCTCGCAACAAAGCAAGGCGTCTAGCTATACGTGAGGGACGTGCAAAAGTTGGAGACGGCACTTCTGTAGAACATATTAAACCTTTGAGTAAGGGCGGTAAAAACACAAGAAAAAATACAAAAATAGTTTCCTTCGCTGACAACAGTTCTTTTGACAGAAACTCAGATAAATCTGTACGCAGGAACACTCCTGGAATATTCAAGAAAAAAACTAAAAAACCCACCACCAAAAAAACCACCAAGAAAACCACCAAAAAAACCACCAAGAAAACATAGTGCAACTTTAAAATTGTTGTGTTATGATATATAACGACATTGTAAACAGTAGTCTTTAAGTAGTTATAAATACTTTGGAGGTATTTTGNTAATGATTGAGTTTATTTTTGTATTAGTTATTAGCACTAGTCCTACGGTAGATAAGTGGGAGTATCAGGGTAACTTTGAGTCATGCGAGATTGCTCATCTTTGGATGGCTTTGCATCGACCTGACACAAGAGCTTCAAAATGTATGCTTCAGAATTACATAAAACTACCAGAGAATACTAGGGTTAAAAATATAGATATGAGATTCGGGACAATTAAATAGATGGAAATATATAAAGAAAAAGCGTTAATAATAAACACTAAAAAACCTGACATGATATTAGATAACGTTGTAAAAAGTAAGTTGGTAAAAACTTATGACAATGGTGTATCTAAAATTATAGTTAATTGGGGTTTGGATGAGGTTTTAAAACTATCTAGTCTACGTTTAAAAAATTTATTAACTCCTATAAACAAAGAATACAATTGGCCTGGTATACACAAACCTTTTGATCATCAAAAAACCACTTCTGAATTTTTATCAGCCTACAAAAGAGCTTATTGTTTGAGTGAGGCAGGTACTGGTAAGACCTCAGCTGTTATATGGGCCGCTGATTATTTAATGAACAAGAAAAAAATTAATCGTATGTTAGTGGTGTGCCCTTTATCCATTATGCAAGCGGCTTGGCAATCAGATTTTTTTAAAACTGCCATGCACAGAACTGTAGCTCTAGCTCATGGTACTCCAACTAAAAGAAAAAAGGTTTTAGCAGAGAATACAGATGTTGTTATTATTAATTATGATGGGATTGAGATAGTAGAAAAAGAAATAGCGGAAGGAGGTTTTGATCTTATTGTAGTTGACGAAGCTAACTATATTAAAACTGTTACTACTAGAAGATGGAAGGCTTTAAATCGTATAGTAAAAGATGATACTTGGGTTTGGTTATTAACAGGAACGCCCGCTGCTCAATCTCCTGCAGATGCTTATGGCTTAGCTAAGTTGGTAAACCCCTCCCTCGTGCCCAAATACTACGGCACTTTTAAAGATATGGTTTTACAAAAAGTTAGTCAGTTTACTTGGATTCCCCGTGCAAAAGCTCAAGATATAGTTTTCAAAACGTTACAACCTGCCATACGATACACAAAAGAAGAGTGCCTAGATTTACCTGACGTTACGTATCAGGTACGCGATGTTCCTCTTACACCTCAGCAAGACAAATACTATAAAAAACTAAAAAAAGAAATGTTTATACAAGCAGCTGGAGAAGAAATAACTGTAGTAAATGCGGCTGTTATGCTTACTAAATTACTACAAGTTAGTGCAGGTTCTGTTTATGCAGACAATAAAAAAATTATAGAGTTTGATGTGTCAAACAGAATGACAGCTTTAAAAGATATTATTAATGAAGCAAGCCACAAAGTAGTTATTTTTGCACCTTTTAGAAACAGCATTGAGTTAATAATAACGGAGTTAACTAAATTAAAAATAACTTGCGATGCTATAAACGGTGATGTAAGTATGAACAAACGCTCTCAAATATTTAAAAATTTTCAAGAAACAAAAGATCCACAAGTTTTAGTAGTGCAGCCACAATCAGCTTCGCACGGTGTTACTCTACACGCAGCTAACGTAGTCGTGTTTTGGTCACCCGTTGTGTCAGTAGAAACATATATACAATGTTGTGCTCGTATGGATCGAGCGGGTCAGCGTAACCCAATGACGGTAGTACACCTACAGGGTAGTCCTGTAGAATCAAAGATATATAAAATGTTACAAGGTAAAATTGAAGACCACGTAAAATTAGTTGATTTATATAAAGAAGAGTTAGGTATAATTTAATTTAATAAAACGCTTGACATTGTCTACACTACTATCCTATACTGGGAATCCATTTAATGAGAGGAGCAACACATGGAACTAGATGATAATCAGCTTGAAAAGCTTATGCAAGCTGATATTAATATGAGAGAGTCAATAGCAACCCTTGAATCTCAAATAAGCGAAATCAAAACTAAACGTACACAAGTGCAAGAAGCCTTAAACGAAGCTTGCAGAACTTTAAATGTTACAAGCATTAAAACTAATGTAGGGACATTAACTAGAAAACTAAAGACTAGGTATTGGACAAGCGACTGGCCACAAATGTACAAGTTTATGAAAGAAAACGATGCTTTAGAATTAGTTGAAAAGCGTATACAGCAGTCAAACATTAAACAGTTTATATCTGACAACCCTGAGTTATCCCCTCCAGGTTTACAGTCAACGAGTGAGTATACTGTTTCAATACTTAAAAACCGTTCTAGAAAGGAAGACTAGTGGATATATTTGATGAAACTCAAAACGTCAAGACTACTAAAGTTGATAGCTTCAGCAGTAAAATT